ACGTTAATGTAAACGAAGCTGTTAGAGCCATATCTGATGAAGAGCTTGTTCAGATGATCAAGGACTTCGAGGTAGAAACAGAGAAGGTGCACTGAAGGAGGTTAATATGCCAAAAGTAGGAGAAAAACATTTTTCTTATACCCCAGAGGGTGAAGCTAAAGCAAGATCACTAGCTAAAAACACTGGCGGAAAAGTTGAATATGATTATGGTAAAGGTAAAGGTAATGAACTATCTGGTGGTAAACCACGGGCTGCTCGCACAACATCATCTCAGAGACGTAATTACGCTTAACAATGTCAGTTTCTCGTAACATAAGATCTATATGGGTAACTGATTACAATAAGTCAATCGGGGATGTATCCAATTGGTTAGATTCTGGAAGTGGTTATGGCACAATAGGAGCTAGATTAGCATCAGCAAACCCTGGTGCATTTTTAGATAGAAGCTCTATAACCGGTGTTAGAGAAATATCAGTTGGTGGTTATTTCTGGGGAGTATCCCTTTTATATACATTAAATGATGTAGGGGGTCATACTGAATTAAATGAAGATCTTACAGCCGGTGAAACAACAATAACATTAGATGGTAATGGTAGTTTTGACGGCACAACCGCAGATCCAGGATATATAATAATTGAAGACGAAATAATTAAATATACAGGAACTAGCGGAAGTTACGATTTAACTGGTTGTGTTAGGGCTCAATTTGATACAACTGATGTTCAGCATGATGGTACAGCTGGTACTATTTATGTTTATAACTGGCTTAGAGGTGTGATACAAAGTATAGATTATGAACCTGAAGACGATGTATATGCTATAAGAGTAGCAACAGTACGTAGTGTTGCAGGAACTGAAGGAAGTACGTTAACTATATCTGATTACATTATAAATAGATTTGAATTTTCTAAAAGTGTTGTTGATTTAGTGCTCTATAAAGATGAAGAAATCCCGACTACAATAAGTGGTTATGTACCAGGTTATGAATAACTAGTATGTCATTATCATATACACTAGTACACGGTTTTCCAAAAGACGAAATTAGAGCTATACTGACGACAGAATTAGATAGGAGAATAGAAGCTAACAAAACAAAGTGGAAAGCGCTAGAGGGTCCACAAAAGAAGTTTGTAAATAGCGAGCATCCTCACATATTGTTTGGCGGCGCTCGTGGCGGTTCAAAATCTGTGGGAATGCTGCTTGCCTTTAGAAAGCATGCTGAAAAGTATGGTGCTGAGGCACAGGGTTTGTTGTTCAGGAGAACGTACCCAGAGACTGGGGAATTAATAAAACTTGGCCGATCTATATTTGTTCAAGAGGGCTGGGAATGGAAGGTAGGAGAACGAAAATGGGTAAGTCCTAGAGGATCTGTACTACAGCTTAAGCATCTAGATGAAGATGGGGATGCTATGAAACTACAAGGTTTCTCTGTAACATTTTTGGGCTTTGACGAGCTTGGCAACTGGCCGTCCCCTGAACCTATAGACCTGCTGCAAGCTACTATGCGGTCTGCTGCTGGCGTACCGGTTCTGTTTAGAGCGACCGCTAACCCAGGTGGACCTGGTCACGGGTGGGTAAAAGAAAGGTATATTGATGTAGAGTCTGAAAATAGAATATTTATTCCTTCTAAGATACAGGATAATAAACCTTTGATGGATAACGATCCTGGTTATATAGATAGAATTAAAGCTTCTGGTCCAGAGTGGTTGGTTAAAGCCTGGCTAGAAGGAGATTGGAATGTTGCGCCGGGTGCATTTTTTGAAAGTGTTTGGGATCCAAGAGAGCATATAGTAGAGCCTTTTGAGATACCACTAGAATGGAAAAGGTGGAAGTCATATGATCACGGATTTAAGTCGCCGGCTGGATGCGTTTGGTTTACGCAGGATTACGACGGGAACGTATATATCTATAGAGAGCGCTATTGGTGCTCTAAACCAAATGTTGGAGCTGAAGCACCAATCGAAGAGATTGCTAGCGACATCCTCGAAGCAGAAAAAAGTGAGAAAAAACTTGGTATCAAGTTTAAGAACAATGTGGCGGATTCGGCTATTTTTATTAGGGATGGACGTCACAAATCTGTTGCGGACACTTTCTCGGACTACGGCGTCCATTGGGAATCCAGTAGCAAGGGTCCTGGATCGCGTGTTCAAGGGCTCGGCGAAATAGTTGATAGACTATCTAATGGTTCTCTTAAAGTATTTTCGTCGTGCAAGCATTGGCTTAGAACTGTTCCCTCTCTTCCTGCTGACCCAAAAAGGATTGAAGATATTAATACATCCGCTGAGGACCATTTATACGATGCTACGCGGTATGGTTTATTGATGAAGCGTGCTAAGAGTGTTAAACCCAAACCTAAAGCTAAAAAACCAGATAGATTCACGATGGAATGGTTAGATAATTTAGATACACTATATAAAGAGGATAATTCGCAATGGATTTAAATGTTTTAACGTCTAATCCTAATATGTCTGCAGATGTAGCTCCAGATTCAAAAGGATTAATAAAAAAATATCAAGAAAATATTTATTTATCTTATACCAAATGGAAAAAGCGTTATAAAGAAATAGAACACGCCAGAAGGTATGCTCTTGGTAGAATAAATAAAACTACTCAAGCAATGGTTGGTGAACAACTTTTACAAGAGTCTGGTCGAATAGTAAAAGGTAATGTTATTCATGCAACATTACAAGGATTGCTTCCACATATATATGCTAAGAATCCAGAAATAAAAATAAGACCTTTAGAGTACGTGGACCCAGCTGGTCAAGATTATAGGATGTCTGATTTATTTGCTCAAACATTACAAATGGTTCTTAATGAAAGTTTTGTGAAAGCAGATTTAAAACGAGTAGCAAAGCAAATTCTAAGATCCTGTATGACAAGTAAGATAGGTATAGTAAAGGTAACATACCAAAGAGATTATTATAAGGATCCATTAGTTAGTAGACAGTTTAATGATGCTCAAGAAAGTTTAGCTAAAATTAAAACTGATATAGCGATGTTGATGGATGAGGGAAATTATGAAGGTGACAAAGACGAAATAATCGAAGAGTTAGAGCAAACAGTAGCTGGTCTTCAAGCTAGAGTTGATGTCATGCATAGAGAGGGTTTGAACCTTGGCTTTGTTAAACCAGAAGATTTTCGTATGGATACTTCTGTAGATAGTTTGTTAGATTATGAGCAAGCTAAGTGGATGGCTAACTGCACTTGGATGACACCTAAGGAATGTATGGAGAGGTTTAATCTAACTAAGGAAGAGGTAGACAAGTTTACTATTTATAGGAGAACTCAGGATGGAATACCTGGTAGATTAAATAGAGATACAAAATCAGCCGGCGGCTATGATGGTGAAGAGGATGTTAACTTAGCTGTAGCTGTTTGGGAATACTGGGACAAAGGAACACAGACCGTATGTACCTGGGCAGAGGGTGGTGGAAAGTGGGTAAAAGAACCTTTTCATCCCAACAGAATGGGCGAGCGTTGGTATCCGTTCTTTATTCTAGGTCTTAACTGGATTGATGGTCAAGAATGGCCTATATCAGAAGTAGAGCTCTTGATGAATCTTCAGGATGAATACAATACGGTTAGAACACAAATGGCTAAGCATAGAGAATTATCTGCCCCGTTTTACGTGGCTGACTCTAGTCGTATAAATTATGAAGATATAGAAACATTCTCTAATGCAACTATTGGTGATATAGCTCTTATAAACGCTGGTGGAACTGGTGTTAATAACGTTTTTCAACCGGCACATACACCGCCAATGAATATGAATGTTTATGATACCACCCCTATTAGAAGTGATATAGAATGGATAAGTGGTCTTGGTGATGCTCAAAGAGGTGGTATAATGAGGGCCAAGACAGCAACTGAAGCAGCGATACAGAACGAAGGTTTAGCAACTAGAGTATCTGAAAAAATAGATTCTGTAGAAGCTTGGCTTAGAGAAATAGCTAAGTTTTCAGCACAACTATTATTACAGGAGGTAATTCCTCAGAAAGCTATAGAAATTGCAGGACCACATGCCTTTTGGCCAATATTGAATAAGCAACAGCTTTATGATTCTGTCTATATACAAATTACGGCCGGCAGTACTGCAATGCCTAATGAGAATGAGGAACGCATGAGATGGGTAGAGTTAATGCCATTAATAATGCAAAATATACAGATGATACAATCTATGCGTGATGTGGGTGTCCCAGATCAGTTCAATCCTTATATTCAATTGTTAGAAGAAACGTTTAAGAGGTTTGACGAAAGAATAGATGTATCTCAGTTTATGCCTGCAATGCCTGAGCATATTCAAACTCAAGTAATACAGAACCAGGTGATGCAGCAACTAATGACTAGCGGTCAAGGTGGTCAAGGTGGTAATGGAGCGCAACCTGGAGCGCAACCTGGTATGCCATCTGAATTTACCCAGCAACTAAACGAAGTTAATAATGCCCCTGGCAATAGAGTTGACCAGAGGGAAAGAAACCAGTACAGAAAACCAAGCTAAAGGGAGAAACATATGGCTGATGAGGAAAAAGCAGAAGTAGCTGAAGAACTTTCTACTCAGGATGTTCTTGAGCAAGAACTAGAGAAAATGACGGGAGAAACTATTGATCAAGCCCCTACCTTCGAGGAAGCGCAGGTTGCGCAAGCTGAAGATGTCGAAGCTGCTAAAACTGAGGAGGAGGAGAAACCTCAGATTGAGAAACAAGAGTTATCAGATTCCTCAGAAGAGTTATCCGTAAAAACTGAATTATCTGAAGATGATAATGAGTTTATGGGTAATTTAAAACCCAAAGCTCAGGAACGTTTTAAACATTGGATAGACAGGGCAAACGAAGCTGAATCTAAACTAGAAGATGGTAAACCTGCTAGCCAAGTTTTTGAACATATATCAGATAGTACAACTAACCCAGATCAACTTAATTGGGCGCTAGATGTATTTAAAAGCTTAAACTCAGGTGATTATGATTCTGCTAAAGATGCATTAAAATCTATGGATCAGTTTACTGATCAGGTTGCTAAAAAACTTGGTTTAAACTCATCAGGTAATGAGGATGGTACATTCAAAGATTTTGAGGATTTATCTAAAGCTGTAGAAGATTTAGATATGAGTGAAGATTGGGCTAATAAATTAGCCACTGAAAGATTAAGTACTAATTCACGTTTACAGGCTAGATCCGAATTTGATAAGGGTTTAGTCGAGTCGCAAGAGCAACAAACGTGGTATAATAATGAGTCAAATAAAGCTTATAAATCTATTCAGGATTGGGAAAAAGAAATAGTAGATTCTGATCCTGATTATTCATTAAAAAAAGAAATAATGATGGATGTTGGTTCTAAAATAGCCAACTCTAATACTGCCCCTTCAATGTGGTTAGAACAGTTAAAGGGTGAGTATGATATTTTATCTAGAGGCATAACCGCTGCCGCTAGTAAAATTCCAAAGGCTAGTAAAGGTTCTGGGCCTCTAGCACCCAGTGGAAATAGCGGTTCGCATGGTGGTTCTGGATTCTTAGATTCAGCTGAAGTGACACCGGAGTTTCTTCAAGCTCATCTAGACAGGATGCACTCTTAACAGGATAGGACGTAAAGATCTAGGAGATCGTCCGCCTAGTAGCACGTAACGGTTTTCGTGTAGCCGACCTGTTCCAACTTTAACCTTATATTACCTAATAAGTAGGTAGGAGAGTAAACTATGGCAACACAGACAGCCTTAGCTGCTGCCGACATTACTCAATTGGGTTATGTAGCTCTTCAGAATTATTTGAAGAATAAACCTATCGACCAGGTTGCTGTTCAGCGTCCTTTACTAAAATCTCTAATGGCTAAGAAAAAGTCTTGGGGCGGCGGTAAAGAAAACATTGTTGAACAGATACGAACGGGTTATGATAACAACTTTGAATGGTTTGGTGATACGTCACTTAACACTTCTGCAGCTGTTAGCTTTAATACCCGTGACACGGTTCGACAGGCTTATTATCCTTGGAACTCGGCTCACGACGGCTTCCAGTTTTCTGAAGACTACCTGATTGGTAATGGTATTCTTATTGGAGATTCACAGTCACCTCGTAATTCCAGCGCTGCTGGTCTTGTGCAGTTGACTAACGTTTTCAATGAGTCTATGGAAGTTCTACGTCTTGGTTTCGAAGAGATTTTGGATCTCTCTTTGCATCTTGATGGAACTTACACCGTTGGCGGTGGCACTTCAACTGCAAACAAGCAGATTAACGGTCTTGACTTTATCGTTCCGTGTGTATCACATACGGGCACTGTTGGTGGCATTAACCGTGCATCTAGTACTTTCTGGCGCAACCAGATAGATATGGGTGCTGGTCTTAATGTAACTTCTGGTGCTGGTTACGGTAATGGTTATGCCGGTGCTGACTTGCTTGCG